TTAAAAGATTTACCATTTTCTTGTTTGTAAATTTTTCCATCATAATCCCCATGTAAAACAAGTTCTGTTGTTCCTACATAACCAGAGGTGCAGCAAGAAGCCCTAATACCGATAAGCTCTCCAAACTCCCACCCTATCCTTTGGTCTGATGTTCTTAACCCACCAATAATTCCAAAACTATCTATGACTGCATGAGTAGTATCCCCAATAAAGTATCTTAATTGGGACTTAGATCTTATGACTAAGCCATTTAAAGTATCTAAATCAAAATCATTACTAAGAGTGCTTAGAATTAATTGAATTGGTTTTGATATTGTTTCTAATTCAACATCTCCAATCCTAGAAGTCCCAGCCACAGGTCTTAATCCATCTGGGGCTAAAAATACTAAGTCCCCACCTATTTCTAAAACAGAATCTCTAGCTATACACCCTACGTTTGCTGTTACTTGGCTTAAATTAAACCCAGAAGAAACATCCGCAGTTAATTTTTTAATTTCATTAGATCCGAATAAAAATAAATCATCTCTAAAAGGTTTAAAATTAACTAAATCAAATCCTATCTGTGATTGTCCTGACCCGGCTGCTGCTGTCCATGTAAAAGGATCTTGAGGAGCTGAGTGGGCTACTACTGATAGTTTTGTTCTTTGAGAACCTAAAAATAAATGGTTTTCAAACACTTCTACTACTGTTGGGGCATCTAAAGCCATCACCCCGCCAGGTGAACTTGTACCACCCGAATTACTTACTTTTATCTCTTTCCAGGCAGTTCCATCAAATACGACAGCATGATTAACACCATCTACAAAAACTATATGGTTGCCTGATCCAAAGTTAAACTTAGTGTGTCTAATTTTAGCTACAGTTAAAGTACTCTTTGTAGTGTTATGGGTAATACCTGTTGATTGTGCTACCCAACCTGTCCCAAAAACATACTTATAAAATTTGTAAGTATTTGCTCCTGAGTCTTTCCTTGCAGCAAGAATCATATCTTGTTGCGTTGTAGTATCTTTAAATAAAAATACTCCTAAAACTTTTCCAGTTGCTGAACCTGCTCCTACTTCACCATAAGTAGTATCATATTCATCAAACCCTAGTACCCTTCTATACCCACCATAATCCGATATTTCGTAGTTAACTAATCTAGTAGCAACACCTGGGTAATTTTCAGCAAGATCCAAGTGGTTCTCGTTGCTGTTTAATCCCCCACTACAAATTACTTTATAGGACTGGACTCTATCAGCCATTAGAATTTAACTCGTCTATCTCTCACACTTTCATATTTATTGATGTGAATGGATTGCATTTCTTTAATTCCTTGTTGGAATGAACCAGCAGAAATTTGAGCACCTTCCATATTGTCTTTAAACATATACATATAAAAAAGTGCCCCATCAATAATTACAGCATCATGATTTGTAGGCACTCTTGAGGTGTCTGAATATAAATCAAGTCCTGTATGAGTCAAATAATATCTAAATTTAACTGTGTAGGCTTTGTCTGGGCTTGGTGAGACCCCATAGCCATTACCATGAGAAGGGAACACAAAACTAGGCATATTAGTGCCTGAAGTTCCTGCATTGTCATCTTCATCACGATAGTTTCTATACCACACATCTCTTTCTATAAATTTTAAAGAAGTGGCAGATACATTTATACTATCGTCTTTTGCAATCTGAAAACTGTTCCACTCGGCTATTTTAAAAAAAGTAGGCCATGTGTATTCCTCTTGCCCCACAGACATAACCTGAGTGTGTTCTGCTGAGTTAAAGGGCCATTCAAATTCTGCTTGGCTTATTTTAGCTATTGCATCTCTTACTGAGTCTTTAGCTAAAGATTGAACACCTGTAACACTACCAAAGTCCGATGAAGTTATTTCTACCTCATTTAAGCGTCTTAGGACTTTATTTGTAAGGTCTAAAAAAGTAGTTGCCACGATTAGGTTGTCCGATAAATCTTATATAAAAAAATGGGTGTAGCCCCAAGATTGAGGCTACCCCAAAGTGCTAATTATTAGCTACGCTTGTTGTACTGAGCAGTAACAATAGCTTCTGGTCTAAGAATCTTACGACCATAGAGTTGAAGTCCTCTCACAATATCTGCGAAAGAAGCTGTATCTCTATAGCTTTCAGTTTTAGACAGTTGCTGTGCAGTTGCTACAGCAGAGTCGTGTCCTGCGACAAGAACTCCGAAGTGCGTTTCTGAACCAGCAGTTGCTACAGTTCCTGGGCCTGTACCAACGTAAGGCAAGTTATTAGATTTATATACTCTAAATCCTCTAATCATTCCTTGCGTTGCTTTGCCATTCCTAAGAATGTCTCCAGCATCTTGTCCACCAGCGTAATCGTTACTGATAAACTTGCTGTCTTCATCCATTAAGATTTCCCAAAAAACAGGATCGGCTACAAACCACCTACCATCTGTAGGAACATCAGCAGCATCTAACAATCTAGACATTCTGTTAAGAACATCTAATGGAGATGCAGTAGTTCCTGCAGCATCGACAGGTATAGAAGTCAGACTTGAATCTGCACCCAGATCAGAACCACCGAAGTCGGTAATATCTAATTTGTTAGCAAGTAAAAGTTCTGAATTATCAGCAGTCGAGTCTGATTTAGTACTTCCTGTTTCAAGAGCTGTTCTCTCAGCGTATGAACCTGCACTACCTGTGAAACCAGATAAATGACCAAGAACTTCTGCATCAAAAGTATCTTTTAATTTAAAGGCTGCACGATCAGTAGCTAGATCCATGAAGTTAACATGAGAATGTTTCGCTTCGATGTCATCAACTTTGAACATAAAATAATTAGCCTGGTTAATAACCATACTAAAATCAGCATCAGCTAAGTTTTGGGCAGCTACTGCTGTTCCTCTTTCATAGGCTGTTACTGTGATTTCTGGTTCTTTGATAATTTTTACACTATCACCGAAGTCAGAGATCTCACCGAAATAGTCGGTGTTACTAATGTCCTCAACAACGCTTAGTTTCCTAAATGTTTTTTGGACTTTTTGTGAGTAGATTACTGGACTAAAATTACCATTTGGTAAGTTAGCGTATCCACTAGCTTTTGCGAATGCCATATTATTTCTCCTTTGAAATATAGCGAAAACATAAAACAAAATGTTTTACATTTTACATAAACAAAAAAATCCACGCAGAAGGGCTTAACTAACCTAGAGTATCATTTTAAAAATCTAATGGGCCTAGGGGAAAGGTTGTCTTATTTGTTGTTTTCTTGAAATAAAAGTACTTGAGGTGGGAACGAGTCGGCTCGTTAGTACTTTGGGCGAATTGTACTGATATATTATTATCATAAATACAATTCAGTCCACTTATATATAACAGAATATAAGTGAATTAGCAAGGACTACTATTAATTATACATTAATTATCTAGCAGCACCTGATAAATCGTAATCAAAAGTTCCGGATTTCATTGCTTCCATAATAGATGCTTCATTAGCATCATACTCTTGTGGACTCATTTTAGAAACCATACTTTCTGAAAAAGTTGCTTTAACTGAATCTTGAGGGCTAGTTCTAGTAGATCTGCCTACAGATTGGGCAGCAGCTTTGCTATTAGTCTTTTTGCCTTTAGTTCTTTGACCCATATCTGATTTATATAAATCAATAGATCTCGCTGCTACTCTTGCATCAGTTGTATTTTTATACAAAGAATCTTGAATAGATTGTGGTTGTTTAGCCACCCATTCGTGAAAACCCTTATCCATACGAATATCATCGAAGTCTGGATGAGTGTCTTTTAGTTCTTTTTCTGCTCTTTCTCTGATGATAGTTTCTTCAAGATTTTTCAATCTTTCCATTTTCTGTTCACCAATTTCAAGAACTTCTAAAGACCTTTTCTTTGCGATAGTGTCAATAACTGCAGCCACATCTGGGTAGCGTTTTGACCAGCTATCTATCTCTTCTTCTGTTTTAGGAAACTTTATTTGAGCTTTAGTAGCATCAGCTAATTGTCCATGAAGTTTAGCAAGGGCATCCTCATACTTATTCTTAGTACTTTGGGAGTGCCTTCGTAAATCTCCATAACGCTTTTTAAAAGTTTCTTCTTCAGCATTAAGAGGAGCAGTATTTACTGCTTCTTCTTGTCCCTGTGCTTGTGGGACTTCATCTTCTTTATCGAGTTCATTTCGATATGCACCTTGGTATTTTGCCATAATAATTTTACTCCTTACGGGGCTGTTAAGTAGCTCGTATAAATACGAGGGTTAAGCAGGTAGCCATTCTGCAAAATTCTTATAAATTAATCTTGTTCTTCTTCAGTCTTATGTTTTTTGTTACCAAAAATAATTTCCCAATTATCTTTATATTGTTGAGAATACATACCAGGTCTTGGAGAACTTCCTTTACCAGCAGATCCTTTTTTACTTAAATATTCTTTTTTTAGCTTTTCTCTAGCTACATTTTGACTATCAACAAATTCGTGTCCTTGCCGAGCCATCTATTTACCCATTAGACCTTTAATAAAT